TCGAGTTTGGAAACCGCCAGGGCACGCTCCGGTTTGTCGCACGGTTCGAGAATGGCTCAACGGAACTCACGAAGCTCAAGAGCCAGACGACGGGCACGGCGGTGATCGCGCTCACCTACGACGCCAACAACTCGCTCGAAATCACGTGGCACAAGGTCTCCTTCGCCTCGGCCGAGGTCGGCGAGACCGACGGCATCGTGACCGTGTCGGTCGAATGCCTGCCGATGTGGGACGAAACCAACGGCATCGTCTCGGCGGTCGCCAAATGCAACGTGGACGGGATCTGTCAGTAGAGAGCACTCTCATGTTTGACGCAAAGCAACCCATCATCATCCACCTACGCACGCCCGACGGCGTGAAGCCGGTCCGCGTGCGCTTCCCGACTGATGAGGAATGGATCGACCGCCAGAAGAAACGAAAGGTCATCGTGAAGCAACTGGGGCGCGGCGTGTCAGAAACGACGATCCCCGACTCGGCCGAGGCCGATGCCGCTCTGCTCGCCAAGATCCGGTTGCCCGAGGAGAATGCGCCCGAGGTCGATCCCTTCGAAGCCAGCCGTATCATCGAGCAATTGAGCCAGGCTGACGTCGATGACGTGGTCCAAGTGGGCGACGGCTTTCGAGTGACGCTGCGCGTCCTTTGCGGCACAGTGGGCCACGTGCTACGGATGCCCTCGGCCAAGGACGTCTTCGAATACCGGCGCGGCTTCGCTCGTGTGCTCGACCTTCCGTACAACCGCCAGGAACTCACCATCAACCTGGCCGCCGCTGGCGCGCTCTACAAGGAGCTGATCACGGCAACTGAGGGCTACGCTGGCGAGGCGCCCATCATCCATCAGGCCGTCGCGGTCAAGGCAGCCATCGATGCTCTCGACGCCGGCTTCCAAGAGGGCGCGGGCCCAAACTGACGGACGGGGAGTGGCCCGAAAGGCCCTCCCTGCGATTGCTTGTCCACTGGTCTCTCCGGCGCGACGAGCTGTGCGATCCCGGCCTTTGTCCGGATGCGCCCGACGACGGCGGTCGCTGCGGCCGCTGTCCCCTCGACAAGCTCGACGCTGCGCAGTATTCCGAGGCGGGGCTCCTGATCCGCCGGGCGCTGGATCTTCGGGCGGCACTGAAGCTGGGGGTAAGGATTGGTCTCGATGAAATCCGCGCGGATGAGTTCTGCGCCCTGGTTGTCCTCGAAGAAGAGCGCGACATTCTGGATCGCGAGCAGATGAATCCCCATGGCCGACAACAAGCTTGAACTGGTCGTCGAGGTCGATACCAACAGGGCCAACGCGTCCATCAAGAGCGTGAACACCAGTCTGTCGAGCATGGAAGCGACGGCCGCCAAGAGCGCGCGGAGTGCGACGCAGGGGATCGACGGCATGACGGCGGCCATGGTGAAGGGCGCCACCGCCGGCAACTTGTTCGCCGACGCCATCAAGAGCGCGCTCACCTGGGCCAAGGAGTTCACCGTCGGCTCAGTCATGATGGCGGCCCAAAACGCCAAAGCCGAGGCCTCGCTCAAGGCGCTGGCCAACGCCCACGGCGTAGGGGCGGCTGCTGCGGCCCGGCAGGTCGCCGCGATCGAAGAGATCGGCTTCGAGTACACCGAAGCGGCGCACGCCGTGCAGAGGTTGATCGTGGCCGATCTGGAGCTCTCGAAGGCGCCAGGCTTGGCGAAACTGGCCAAGGACGCGGCAGCGGTCCAGAATATCACTGCCGGCGAGGCCCTCGAATCCATCGTGATGGCCATCGAGTCGGGCGCCTCGCGGGGCTTGCGCAACCTGGGGCTGTTTGTCGACTTCCAGAAGGAAGCGCAGATCGCCCAGCTTCAGCTCGGCCGCGCCCTGACCGAGACCGAGGAGAAGCAGCTCCGCTACAACGCGGTGATCCGCGAAGGCGCGAAGATCCAGGGCGCCCATGCGGCGGCCTCTCAGACGGTCGAAGGACAACTCGGTGCGCTGCGGCGTGAGTTCAACAACCTCCGCGAAGACATCGGGGCCAAGTTCCAGGATGACTTCAAGGCGCTGATCGGCAACCTGCGCGGCCTGGTCGGGTGGCTGCGTGAGAACACCGACCTGCTCAAGAAGTTCGGCGAGGTGGCGCTGTGGGTTTCTGGCGTACTGGCCACCTATGCCCTGGCCGACAAGATCATGGCGCTCGCGAAGTCGATCGCCGCGCTCCAACTCGCGAGCATCAACCCCTACGCCCTGCTCGCGGTGGGCGTGGTGGGCGCGGGATTCGCCATCTACTCGCAGTGGAAGGATACCCAGGATCAGCTTCAGGCCCGTTTCGATGAGATGCAGCGGCAGGCGCTGCGCAAGGACCTGCTGAGCGGCAAGACCACCGTGGACGCGCTGCGCAAGCAGGGCATGACCGATGATCAGATCCGTGGCTTACTTGGAGAGAAGCGCTGGCTGCCCGGTGAGTGGGAGCCGCCCACCTACGAGGGTCCCAAGCTCCACATCAAGACGGGAGATGAACCCGATCTCGAAGCGCTGAAGCGGATGGCGGCGATTCGCAAGCAGCAGGTGGACGTGGAGCGGGAGAGCGCCCGGGCATTGGCGGAATCGCGCCGGCGCAGCCTGACGGGCTTTGCCCGCGACATGGCTGAAGTGGAAGATCAGCTTCGCAAGTGGACGACTTACGTTGACGAGCGTGGCTACGAGCAGCGGATTACACTCACGCGTACTGCCTGGGAAAACACCATCGCGCAGCTGCGCGAACGGCTGAAGGCCTGGCAGCAGGAAGTGCAGGAAACCACCCGCAAGGAACTGGCCGAGTATCTCGCCGCGCAGGAAGAGGGTTCGCGACGCCGCCTCGAGTGGGATTCCCGCGCATACGCGCAGCGGCTCGCCCACAGCGAAGAGATCGCCCGGCAGAACCTCGATCACCTGGAGCAGATGCTGCTGATCGAGGAGCAGCGGGCTGGCATCTCGCGCGACGCACAACTACGCGCGCTGGAAGCCACGGACGCGCAGTCGATCGAACAGAAGGTGGCCGTCGAGCAGCGCAAGGCCGAGATCGAGATTGCCCACATCCAGCGGGTTCATGAGATCCGGATGCGTCTTTTTGATCTCGAAAGCGCGCGCATGCTGATGGAGGAAGAAGCAAACCTCAAGCGCCTTGGCTACCGCGCGAATGAGATCCGGGCGCGGCTCGCGGAACTCACGGCACAGCGGGATGAGATCCGCAGGTTCCAACAGGAAGCGGCCGACGCATCCGTTGCTGGTGCCCAAGAGGCCGCAGCCGTGCGCCAGGCGCAACTGACTCGCGACCATAACCAGCGCATCTTCGACAGCTTCAAGCGGCAAGCCGAGGGAGTGTTCGACGCCCTGCTGACGAAGTCGCAGTCGGTCTGGTCGGCCATTGGCAACTCTCTTAAGACCGCGTTGCTAACCGCGATCAAGGATGTGGTCACTTCCCGCGTAGCCGCGGCGCTGATGCAGATCTTCGGCGGCCAACGCGTCTCGCTGCGATCGCAGGGCGCCAGCGGGGGCGTCCTCGGCAGTCTCGGCGGGTTGTTGGGAATCGGCGCCGCGCCCGCGTTCGGCGGAAGCATGCCTGGCGCGACTCCTCCTTTCGTGCCGGGCGGTGTTACTGCCAACGGTGGGATGCTCTCGAAGGCAGGCGGGGCGGGCGGCCTCGCCGGTTGGAAATCCTTCCTCGGCATCGGCGGAAGTGTCCAACTTGCGCCTGGCGTGGCGACGACCTGGGAAGCCGCGACTGCTGCACAGAAGTTCTCGGCTATCGGCAAATCCAATGCGGCACTGATGGGCGGCGCCATGCTCGCCATGGCGGGCCTTCAGCGAGGCGGCATGTCCGGGCTCGCCATGACGACCGCAGGCGGCGCATTGATCGGATTCAAGTTTGGTGGCCCACTCGGCGCGGCCATCGGCGCCAGTGCTGGTGCGGCTGCCGGGCTGGTGCGCCTCTTTGTCAAAGGTGCCCAGGAGAAAGCCCGCGAGAAGATCAAGGCCACCTATGGCGTGGACATCCGCGACAAGAACGTCCTGAAGCAGATCGTTGATATCGCCAAGCAGGGCTTCGGCGGCAACCTCGACATGGCCATTCGCAGCCCGCAGGTCCGCGACCTAGTGGAACTCTACGCGCTCTCGACCGGCCAATCGTCCTCGGGCCTCCCTGCAACGTTGCGCCCGGTCGGACTCCTCCAGCAAGGCGGCGGTCTCTTCCAGGCAAGTGCAGGCGGATTCGCGCTTAATCGCATTGGCGGGAATTCTCCCTCGAGCGCAAGCCCTACGGTGATCAACATCACCGTGCCCGGCGCCAAGGAGTTCTTCGAGAAGGAAACCGTCCGCGTTGTCGTCGAGAACCCCCGTGCCGTGCAGTCCGCGGCAATGACCGCAACGCGCGCCAATGCGGGCCGGCGCGAGATGACCGGCCTTCAGCTCAGCCCAGGACTCATCGTGTCATGACCCGAAAAGAACTCATCGAACGCATCGCTCAGGCGATTGCCGAAAAAGAAGGCTTCTACCTCACCGAGGCTCAAGCCAGGAAGCGACGGATCCGCTATCCCTCCCGCGCCCAACGCAACGCCAATCCGGGAAACGTGCGCGCCTGGCGCGATGCGCGCGGGAAGCGGTATCCAGTGGACGGCGGTTATGTCGACTTCGTCGCCTGGGCATCGGCACGTTATCCCGGCCTTGCTGGGGAGACGCTGGCTCAGAAAGCGGTTGAAGAGGGCTGGCGGATCCTCCGCGTTCTTGTCGGACAGTACATCGATGGACGCTACACCGAAGGGAAGCCGCCGTCCCTCATTGCGATGTTCCGCGCCTACGCGCCTGGCGCAGATGGAAACGATCCCGAGGTTTACGCGCGATTCGTCGCCGGAAAGCTCGGCGTGGATGCGCACCAGCCGCTCATTGCGTTGATTGCTGCGTGATGCCAGGATCCGTTCAGAACGCGGCGTCACTCACAGTGATGCCGGCAAGTCTCTCGCGTGCGTTCGTCCACGAGCGGGAGTACCCGGTGCTCGACAACGAATACCGACAGGGCGAGTCGCAACGATCTGTGCAGGCTTCGAACAGCCGCAAACGCTGGCGCCTGGCAAAACGGCTGGCACCCGTCGCACTGGCTGCTCTCCGCGATTTCTACAATGCCCGCCGCGGACCAACCGAGCCCTTCTACCTTTACGACCCATATGAGGCGAGTCCCAAGTTCACGCAAGATCCCACCGGCCAAGCGACTGCCGGGCGCTACACGGTCCGCTTCGCCAACCCGTGGAGCGAATCGATCACGCTCGGCCGCGCGGATGCGGCGATCGAACTCATCGAACTGGCCTGAAACACGAGCACCCCATGCCGTTTTCTGACTATCTAAACCAGAAGCTGCTCGACAAGGCCTTCCACGGACAGGACTTGGAGATCGCCGGGCACTGGTGCAGCCTCCACACTGCGGATCCTGGAAAGACCGGCACCGATGAAGCATTCGGCGCACCCTACGAACGCAAGCAGGTACCCCAGTTCACCGAGACGGACACGGACGGCACCGCGCAACGGGTCCGCAATATCGCCGCCCTCTTCTTCCAGGTTCCCGCTGGGACATACACGCACGTCGGCCTCTGGGACGCTCCCACCGGCGGCAACTTCCTGGGTGGCGGCCTGCTCTCCGGACCCGCCACCGTCAACGACGGCGACTTCGTCATTGTCCGCGAGAACGACCTCGCCATCCTGCAAGACTGAGGAATTCCCTTGTCCCGCATCCGTCCCCAATTCGGTCCCGTCGGCAATTTCGAGCTCACGCTCAACGGTCTCAATCCGGGCACCGCAAGAAGCTCGGCGCTGGTTGCAAACCACGAGTCGCGCTACATCGATGCCATCTGCCAGTTCACCATCAAGCCCATTGGAGGAAGCTTCGGCGATCGCTATGCGGTCTACTTCTTCGCCTGGGGTGCCGCGGATGAGACAGCGCCCGTCTTCCCTGCCGGAATCACGGGCGTCGACCAGCCTGTTGGCGTCGCTCTCGAAACGCTCTCCCTGCGGCCGATTGGCTCGCTGTATCTCGTGGGATCTGGCGCACAGGTTTCGCCTCCGCTCTCCGTGGCTCCAGCTTTCGGCAATGTACTTCCGCCCGTGTGGGGCGTTCTCGTTGTGAACCGCTGTAACGTCGCTCTCGATGGCGCGGAGAACACCGCCATCTGGCGTGGGGTCGAGTTTGAGGTTTCCTGATGCGGCAACTTCTGTTCAGTTCGGAACCGCAGTCGCTGTATCCGGGTGGCCAGGTGGAGGAGGCTCTCGATTGGGGATCCCCGCTGGCGACGGGCATCCATTCGCTGTGGTTGCCGCATGGTGCGGATCCACGTATCAGCTACAATGCGGCGCACCTCAACCCACTGCGCGAGGACATCTCCGGCGAGTACACCGCCGCCCATTACCGGCGCCGCCTGCAGTTCAGCCCTTCACTTGCGGCCCTGCAGGTTCCCTCGGGCTCCGGTGGCAACGTTGCCACACCTTATGGCCGGGCCTTCGCCTACAGCAGTGAGCAGAATGGCCTGAATGCGGGAGCACTAGGCCATTGCCCTATCTATTCCGGGGATGGATCCGGCAAGGCGATTTCGGTCTGCGTCTGGTTTCGGATCAACCGGGTGAACTCGGCGGGCATGCCGACGATGATTGCGAACAGCTTCTCGAATACCTGGTGGCTAGGCTTGCGCGGAGCGACTGGTAAGTACAAGGCCATCTTCCGGACGAGTTCCTCTCCGTATGGCGCGTTTGAATGGGGCGCCTATGCAGCCGACTACCGCAAGGTGAATTGCGTAGGCTTCGCTTTGCCAATGGATGCGGGCAAGACAGCGTCTGTCTATCACAATGGGGTTCTCGCGGTGCAGGGAACGCTTTCAAATGGAAGCGCCGTTTCCGGCAATGTGGATGTCTGGGCGCTCTCCTCATCCACGCCCGGCATGTTCGTCGAAATCTTCGGCTTCGCCGCCTGGACCCGGGCGCTCTACCAGGAGGAGTTTCGCGAACTGGCTCTCGGCCCGTGGAGCCTCCTCGCGCGGAACAGCCGCTTTTGGTATCTGCCGCTGCTGGCGTACCGTCAGGCTACGATCCACGGAGATTCGGAAGTCACCGCAGACGCCTATCGCGGTGTAGCGCGCAGCGCGGTGATCGCGGGGGAATCCCATCTCATTGCCTATCGCCGACCGGCAGCCGCGCCCGAGCGCACACTAGGCATCCGCGCGGAGACCCGGAACGCGGCTCTCGGTGCGGAGCCGCGCATCCTTCGCGTGCCCGCTGAATCCCGCAGGATCGACGCATGACCTTCCTCAAGGATCCGCACGCGGTCCTCGATTACACCATCGATTGGACCCGCTGGCTCGCCGGCGACACCATTGCGACGAGTGAATGGCTGGTGCCCGCCGAGTTGACGCTCAGCGCGCACACAAAGGCTGTCGCATCCACAACCGTTTGGCTCGCAGGTGGCACGGCGGGCGAAAGCTACACCGTCACCAACCGCATCTCCACCGACGGCGGCCGCACCGAGGACCGATCGTTCACCGTACGCGTCGAGGAACGCTGACCCATGCCTGATTACATTGGCAACGTCCCGGTTCCCGAGATCGGCGCCAGCGGCACCTTTCCACTGGTCCCCGACTATCCGTATGGCGTTGCCCGGGCGCCCGAGGTGGTGATCCATTCCTTCGGATCGGGCAATGCCAAGATCGAACAGCGCTTCCTGCTGGGTACCGGCACCCGGCAGTTCACCATCCGCAAGGCATGGCTGCGCGACAGCGAGCGGACCGCCCTGCGCAACTTCTGGGAAACGAAGTACGGGCCATACGGCGCCTTCACCTACAATGCACCGAACGCCGATGGAACCGGAACCTCGCCGGTCATTTGCCGCTTCGCCAACGAGCCTCTCTCGTGGGAAATAGTGTCCGATTGGGCTTGCTCGCTAGGCGTAACGCTCCTCGAGATCCCAACCACCACACCCACCTTCGCGCTCACTCAAACCATCCATCGCTTCCCGCCAGCAGCCCTCCAGAACGCACTGCTCTCGCAGGTCCAGGAGATCATCCCGCTCGTGCGGATCCAGCCGCTCGAATCTGGCTATCCTGTCATCCATCTTTCCGATCGCCGGTGTATGGTAAGCGTAAGAGCAACCCCACCCTTGAGGGAATCGCGGAGTCCTGTTGATCTGAGGGAATGACGGATTCGTTGTGTTCTCTGGATTACGGTGAGGATTTGGTGATTCGGTTCCGGGCGAGTGGGCTGACTCGGCGGGAGTTTGCGGAGCGGGCGGGCGTACCGGTGTCGACGCTCGACTACTATGTGCGGCGGGAGCGGAAGGCTTCGCTGCCTGGCGCGTTGCCGGTGAACCGGATTCTTCCCGTGGACCTGATTGCGGCTGAGGCCGAGGTTGCTGAGGCGTCGATGATGGTGCCGGCGGGTGGCATTTCGATCTGGATATCCCGCAACCGGAGGATCGAGGTGCGGCGGGGCGTCGATGCGCAATTGCTTCGCGAGGTGCTGGCGGTGCTCGAGGCAGAGGGTGGCGGGGAGCGGGCGTAGATGTTCGCGCTGGGTCCGGCGACGAAGGTGTATGTGGCGACGGGCGCGACGGACATGCGCAAGGGCTTCGAAGGGCTGTTCGGGTTGGTGCGCGATGAGTTGCTGTGCGATCCGCTGAGCGGGCACCTGTTCCTGTTTGCGAATCGCAAGCGCACGCGTTTGAAGCTGTTGTTCTGGGATGCCAGCGGGCTGTGGGTTTGCGCGAAGCGCTTGGAGAAGGGGCGTTTCCATTGGCCCAGCGCGGCGCCCGGCACGAAGAGCGTGAAGCTGCGCGCCGAAGAGTTGGCGATGCTGGTCAACGGCATTGACCTCAAGCAAACGCGGCCACGGCGTGGATGGTTCCGGCTGGAGCGAGCAGGCTGAAAAATGCCGCGCAATTCGAGTGGGATATTTCTGGAAATTACCGCACAATAATCTGAAAAAAGCTTCGAATATATTGCAATTCGCGGTATCATTGTATTTCAAGCCGTGAGCATTCCTCCCTCATCAGTATCTCCCTCAGATGTTCCGGATAGTTCGGAAGTCGTCGCACTGAAGAAACTACTGGCAGATCGAGATCGCGAACTGGCTTGGGAGAAGTTGCGCGTACAGGTGCTCGAAGCGCGATTGCGCAAGCTGCTTCTGGCCAAGTACGGCCCATCGAGCGAGAAGCTTTCCGACGACCAGTTGCGCTTGCTTGAACTCGAGCCGGGCGTGAGCAACGAAGAGGTTGAGCGCGAGTCCGCGCGCAGCCAGGACGAGCTCGAGCACCGCCCCAAGCGCGAGCGCAAAGCCAAGCCGCATCCGGGCCGGCAGACGCTGCCCGAGAACCTGCCGCGCGTCGAAGAGATCGTCGAAGTGCCTGCTGCGCAGTGCCTCTGCGCGGCTTGCCAGCAGGAGATGCCGGTGATTGGCTACGAAGTCAGCGAGCAACTCGACGTCAAACCGGCTGAGTATTTTGTGCGCGTCATCAAGCGCGAGAAGCGGGCTTGCCCGTGCACGAAGGGCGGCGTGAGGACCGCACCGGTCGCAGCTTCGATCATCGACAAGAGCCTGGTGAGCGACCGCATCGTCGTCGACACGGTGATGGCGAAGTATCTCGATCACCTGCCGCTCTATCGCCAGAGCGCGATGTTGGCGCGCGATGCGGGCGTCGAGATTCACCGCTCGACGATGTGCGGATGGGTGATGCGAGTGGGCGAATTGCTGCTGCCCATCGCCGAGGCGATGCGGCGGGAATTGCTCGCATGCCCTTATATTCAGGCCGATGAAACCACGGTCGATGTGCAATTGCACGATAAACGGGGCAAGAATCACCAGGCGTATTTGTGGCAATATTCGGCGCCTTTCGACGGAAATGCGGGTGAGTCGCCGAAACCGGGCGGCATGGTTGTGTTCGATTTCCAGATGGGCCGCGGGGGCGAGATCCCCAAGCGGATGCTGCGTGATTTTGCGGGCATTCTGCAGACCGACGGCTATGCCGCCTACGACAAGGTGGGCGCTACCGGCATCGTGCATGCGGCCTGCTGGGCGCACGCGCGCCGCGGCTTCATTGAGGCCTCGAAGCTGAATCCCAAGGATGCCGAAGCGGTCGCCATGGTGAAGGCGATGGACGATCTGTTTGCCATCGACCGCGACGCCCGCGAGGCCGGCCTGCGCCGCGACGAACGGCACGCCCTGCGCCAGGAGAAGGCCGCACCACTGGTCGCGAGCATCGGGCAGCGACTGCGCCAACTGCAACCCACCGTGCTCCCCAAGAGCGCGATGGGCAAGGCGATCAGCTACACCTTGAGCCTCTGGAAACGATTGACGGTCTTCCTCGATCACCCGATGGTGGAGCTGTCGAATAACCTCGCGGAGAACTCCATGCGCGGCATCGCTCTGGGCCGCAAGAACTGGATCCACCTCGGCGACCAACAAGCCGGCCCCAAAGTGGCCGCCATCCTCAGCATCGCCGAAACCTGCAAACGCCAAGGACTCCCACTGCGCGACTACCTCCTGGACGTGCTCCCCGGCATGGCCGACCGCAAACGCAGCGAGGCCGCCAACCTCACCCCCACCCGCTGGAAAACTCGAACCGCCTAAGCACCCTGCGGGCCAAAGCGGGCATGGGGTTGGTCATACGGATACGGTGTATGGTTGGTTTGCAGCTCTACCAAGCCCGCCTCCTGGAGTTCGAGGGAATCTCCCAGGGCATGGGCAACGAATCGGACGAGGCACAGTTCCGCTTCGGCAACGCAGACCGGGTGATGCATGCGCTTGCGAACGACGTCGATCTCTTCCGCGCCGAACTCGCCTTCAGCCTCTTTCATGTGGGCACCGGCATCCAACTCGATCTCTGGAAGGGCAACATCGTCAACTGGGGCGCGGATTCCGGACCCGAGTTCCGCGTCTCCGCCGCCGACGGTCTCTACGAGCTAAACCTCCCCTATCCGACGCGACGCATTTCGCGCACCTGCTGGAAAGCCTTCGACTGCACAGCCTGCCCCTTCGCAAGCCACGGATCGCTCGATCTCGTGCAATTCCCTTCGGCCAGCCCGTCCTCCTGCGACAAGGGTTTCGATACGCCGAATGGCTGCCGGGCCCATGGCATGGCCGACTACTACGGCGGCATCGTCGCGAAGCCCCAGGGCGTGCGCATCAAGGACAACTCTACCGGCGTGTGGGGCTTCGGGCGATCGACGCTGACCTCCGTGTCGCTCATCGCGGATTCCATCTACGACCAGGTGCTCCCTGAGATCTACACCGATTCGCTGATGCCCGTGAATGCCAAGATCGCCTCGGGGCGTGATGAGAGTGACTTCTATGCTGCACTCGGAATCGTCGGCGAGGGCCCGCTGGGTGGCTATGGCACGGGCCACAAACTCGACGGGCAATACCACCACGGTTATCCCGGTTCGCTTGGGCTGATGGCTACCCGTGGCGAGGATCCCGACCCAACACCGTTCGGCATCAATACGGATGCGGCCGTCGAGCGAGCGGCTGGCACGGCCTTCATGATGCTGCGGCGCGCGGATTCGAAGGGCCTGCAACTGACCCGGCTCTCCGAGCACACTATGGAAGTTGTGGTCGCGCTGGGCCTCGGTGGCTGGACCTGGTCCTCGCCCGGTCTTCGCTTCTGGGGATCCCCGCTCACCAATCCCATCTGGATCGCCATCAACATGCTGCTGCGTGCTCGAGGCATCCGGCTCGGGATGACGGCCACCGCGCAGCAACTCGATTTCGCCGAGACGCTGTTCGACGTCGGCGCCGCGGCTGCTGCGGCGGTCGTCTGCGACCTTCCAGTAGCAAAACTGGTGGGCGAGGGAACGGAAACCCAGTTCCGATTCCGCGGCGTGCTCCAGGAAGAGAAGCCACTGCGCGACTGGCTCCAGGAAGTGCTGATGAACTGCCTGGGCTACTACACGTTCTCCAACGGCAAGCTCAAGCTTGGCGTACGAGTGAACTCGTCCGCGTTGGAGGCGTTCACCGAAGGCAACATCCTCTTCCGCAGCCTGCAGGTCGCGCCATTGCGGCCAGCCTTCAACCATCTCACAGCCAACTTCGCCGATGAGGAGTTCGAGTACGTTGCCAATGCCGTGTCGCTCTACGACATGGATTACGCAACGCTGGTCGGTGGCGCGGGTGGACCGCTGTTCCTCAAGTCGACCGTAAACCTCGCGGGGACGTCCTCGAAGTCTCAGGCTGCGCGGATCGTAACCTGCCGTCTTCGCGAAGAGTTGGGCGGTATCACCCAGGAAGAATGGAAGCGGGCGCGGCGGTTGAGCTTCAAGACCACGGTGCTTGCCCTCAACACCGAGCCGGGCATGGTCTGCTCGATGACACACCCCGACATGCCGGGCGGGACCGGCGAGTTCCGCGTCACGTCTTGGCGGCTTAACCCGGATTATTCAATCGACATCGAAGGGCGTACCACCACCGATTCGATGTACGACCTGGTCAGCGGTCCCAAGCCCGCTGACGTCCCTGCCACGCCGGTTCCTGGCGAGCCCGGTTGGGACTTCGCCGCGCCTCCGGCGCCACTCTTCGGGGTCTCCTCGCTCGATGGCATTCTGCTCTTCGGCGCCGTGGGATTCGAGGATCTCACCAACACCAAGACCATTGCCGCGCTCACCTTCACCGTCTGGCACTTCGACGAAACGGCACTCTTTGCAACCACGCTCGCCGCGCCTATCACGGACGCCGGGACCGCCCTCGCTGGGGTGAACCTCGCTGCATTCGGTGAAGGAGATCTCACATTGCTTGGCCGTGAGATCGTGAGGCTGGTGTCCGTGGATGGCAACGCCGCGACAATCGAGCGGGCACAGAAGGGATCCACAGCTACCGCCCACGAAGCCGGCACGAAGCTCATCCGGCTCGACCGGAGGCTGTTCGTTTACAACGTCCCGAAGAACTTCTATGGGACCCCGGAATCCGGCTCCTGGGAAGCGCGCGAACCATTCAGTTCGATGGCCGTATGCGCGGTCGAACTCTATGCCACGAACTTCCATGGCAACTCACCGGTGACGGTCAATAACTACACATCAACGCTGATCGACGGGCGGCTGCGTATCCTGAGTGGCGAGCAGGTGGATTTGATTGTCGAAGGCGTCATCGGCATCGAGAGCGATGCGGTCCCGGCTGTCTACCTGCGCCAGCCGGCAAGCATCCGCGACATCTACGCCTACTGCCGCACGGCGCCACAGGATGG